CTCAGCCGAATTGGACCGTGTTGCAGATGATGTATGGCGGGAGCTTCGATGAAGTTTGGGCGGAAGAATATCAAACCGCCGTGGAGGAGAAGTTCAACCTTATCGCCGACAGCAACAAGTGCTGGCTCGACGCATCGCGGAAACACACATTCACCGGGCAGATACGTCTAGCCGTGGCCGGGTTCGTGTTTACTGGCGAAGTGTTGGGAACGGGCGAATGGATTAAAGAGCGCGGCCGGCCGTTCAATACGGCTATTCAGATGGTATCGCCGAGTCGCCTGTCGAATCCGAAGGGTCATATCGACACCGATCGCTTGAGGCGGGGTGTCGTGAAGGACACAAGGGGAAAGGCAACGGGCTACTGGTTCCGTCGTACCATGCCGAGCGAATACTACCCGATCGGCGACGGGTTCAAATGGGATCTCATTCCTGCCGAAAAGCCTTGGGGCAGGAAGATGGTTATCCATATCACTGACTCGGTGCATCCGACGCAGACACGCGGGATATCCGAGCTTGTTGCCGTCCTGAAGAAAATCAAGATGACGGCGAAGTTCAGCGACGTGACGCTTCAGAATGCCGTCATCAACGCGACCTATGCGGCCACAATCGAATCCGAGCTGCCGAAGGATGTCATCGCTGCGGCGATGGGCGCTGGGCAGAATGCCGATCCGCAAACCGGGTTTTTGGCGCTTATTGGCGCCTATCAGAATGCGCTCGCATCGTATCTGAAAGATGCCAACGGCATCGCGGTTGACGGTGCGAAGATGCCGCATCTGTTCCCCGGCACGTCGCTGAACCTGAAAACGCTTGGCACACCGGGCGGCATTGGTACTGATTTCGAAGTTTCGTTGTTGCGGCACATCGCGGCCGGGCTCGGGATCTCATATGAGGAATTGGCGAAGGATTTCTCGAAAGTCAATTATTCCGCAGCTCGGGCGTCCATGCTGACGACATGGAAGCATATGATGGCGCGGAAGAAATTCGTCGCCGATCGGTTTGCTGATGAAATCCTTGCCCTATGGCTAGAGGAAGATCTGAACCTCGGCAACATGCCGCTGCCGCGCGGTTTCAATAGCGGCATTTTCTACGAGCCGTGGGGCAGGGAGTGTCTTACCGCTTGCGACTGGATCGGTGCCGGCCGTGGCCAGATTGACGAGCTGAAGGAAACTCAGGCAGCGATCCTCCGTGTTAAAGGTGGGTTGTCGACTCGCGAATTCGAGATCGCGAAGCAAGGCGGTGACTTCCGTAAGGTGTTCCGCCAGCTCAGCCGCGAAGCCAAGCTCGCGAAAGAGCTTGATCTTGATTTCGATGCCGTCGAAAAACAGGGCGGCGCGTCCAAGGATCAATCGACCAGCGGCCAAACCGTGATGGAACAGCTTCAGGCGCTTACAGCGATGGTAAGCGAGCTGATGGAAACGAGGGCCTGAAATGGCTGATTACAAAGTTCTACTCGTCGATACTGACGGCAATCCCGTCAGCGTGGCGGCCGTGTATGCGCCTACTCAGGGAGTGGACGGCAGCGCCACGATAACTGCCGGCGGCACCGCACAAAATCTGTTCTCCGCCGCGACCCCCGCCAATGGGTTTGAAATCGGCAACCCCGACGCGAGCGAAGATCTTTGGGTTTCCGACAGCACGACGGCAGCGGCGAACGGCACCGGCTCCTACCGGGTGGCAGCCAACGGCGGCACCTATACGACCCCGACCGGGTACAAGCCAGTCGGGGCGGTGAGCATCGTCGGGGCCACGACCGGCCACAAGATTACCGCAAGGAAGTGGTGAGCCATGCCCGCAACATTTCCTCCGTTTGATGGTGTGCTGAATACGCCGTTACGCTCGACCTACGACGGCGCTGATTTCCTCCCCGCCTCACAGGCAACCGCTGGGTACGCGATCACCAGCAACTACGAGTTCGCGGGTGAGGTCGATTTTTGGAATTTGGTTAATTCAGTCGGCGGCTCACAAGGGTTTTATTTTTATCAAAAAATTGCGGCAGATGACTACGCCCTGTTGATGAAGGTTGAGGGCGACGCGGTTAGTTCACAGGTTAGCTTTGGTTACGGATATACCACTAAGGCATACATAGCCGTTACTACAACAGGAGTTACGCTCGGGTCCACAAACGGAACGCCTTTCCGTATAAGCAGCGGTAGCTTCGATCCCATCGCTACTTTCATTTCGCTTCAGTCGCCTGCCTCAATTGCCCAAAGAGTTTTAGCGAAGACAGCGGACTTCGCGCCCTCAGCCTCAGTGGGGTCGGATGAGTTCGGGGTAAACTATACAACATTTAATGCGGTCGGTACGGTTATTGTCACCCTTCCGAGCGCTGCCGCAACATCCTGGGAAAACACGTTCACGGTTAGCGCCGCACAGATTTTACGCATTCAGTGTCCCGCCAACCATACGATCCGATTTGGTTCGGCGGTATCTGCTGCCGCAGGAAAAGCCGAAGCGAGTTCGCTCGGATCAAGTGCACGCATCGTTAAGTTGAACGCGAATACCTACCTCGCGGTTTCTTTTTCCGGCTCATGGACGGTGACGTAGATGCCTCAGCGTGTTATCGGTGAAGCTCTCGATCTGGTTCTCACAGGGGCGGTCGCCAATACGACCTTAAGCGTGCCGGCAGGATATGCGATCCGCGACATTTTCGTGCGCAATACGACCGCGAATGCTGTGACGGGTGGGTTACGCATCGGCACAACGGATGGCGGTACACAGGTGACGGTTGCGCTTGCTGTTGCAGGAACATCTTTCGCCCTCACCATTCCGGTCCTTCGCCTGTTCTCTCCTACTGCCGCACAAACTCTTTTCATCCAGGCTGTCGCCGCATGGAACAGCGCGAGCCTGGACATTACGATCACCCTAGACCGGGCCATACCATAGGAGTTACGAATGGCAATCGTTTCGCTTCGAGCCGTCCGGGATGTAGGTGGAACCATAACTGCACAGGTCACAATCGCTGACGCGGATATCACTCGCATTGTGAACTCGCATCAAGTGTTGCTCAATGTTGCGACCCCGCAGGATGTCTTCCAATACTTCCTCAATCGCGTCGTTCAGCAGATGGTGGCAAATGCTAAGAACCGCGAGCGCGAGGTTCTGCCCGTAGCTGATATTCCAGTTACATGAAATTCACGATTATTATAGGGCTTACGATGATGGCTGGAGCAGCCCTCGCCGGTAACGATGGTACTGATTACAGCGCCAACCAGATATCGTTTGCTGGGCAGACGTTGCTCGTGGAAATACCGGCGGACCCCAATCGGGTCGGCCTTGAACTGATGGTGTCCTGTGCTGCTGGCGCGATAATTGTTCTGGACGACGCCAAGCATAAGGGAACGCCAACGGTGTTTCCGCTCGCCGGTTCATCGACCGATGGGGGCCAAGGCTCCATGTACTACAAGGGAGCCGATCATACGGGCCGGGTGCGAGTCTACTCGACCAATCCGCTCTGTGCGATTCCGGCGAGGGTGTGGTGAGTTATAGTCAAGCGGTGCGCCGACTGGTAATCGGCGATCCGATACCGATATACAGGGTTAGCAACAGTAGCGCAGGCCAAACCAAATGAGCATGACCGCCTTCGCGCATGATATCGCAACTCGGTTGAACGGGCACGCGGCCTACATCGAGAAGGGCAGCGGCGCAGAGGTTTCAGCGCATTTGCGCGAGATCGCCGCAATCGTTCCCGCCGATATGAAACCGGCCTTCCTCGCTCGGCAGGTGGAAATCATGTCGAATTATGGCTATTCCAACGACAACCATTCGCTCGACAAGCCGTTTGCCTATGCGGAGGGCATCGCGTTCATTCCGATTCATGGAATGCTCGTCAATCGGATGAGTTGGTCTTATAGCTTTGCGACCGGGTACAATTTCATTCGGTCGCAGATGAATGCGGCGCTTGAAGACGAAGACGTGAAGCTAATCGTTTACGACATCAATTCGTCGGGCGGGCTCGCGTCGGGCTGCAAAGAGCTGTCGGCTGAAATGTACGCCTCTCGGAAGGTAAAACCGAGTTTGGCGGTAATCGACGCGCGTTGCTATTCGGCCGCCTATTTTCTCGGCGCAGCTTGTACCCGGATGGTTTGCACCCCATCGGGCGGGACCGGCAGCATTGGATGCGCCGCCGTCCATGTCGAATTCAGCGAAATGCTGAAGGCGGATGGGATCAAGGTTACGCTTTTCTCGGAAGGCGACGAAAAAACTGACGGTAATCAATACGAACCCTTGTCAAAGACGGCGAAGGCTTCTATACAGCGAGACGTTGGTTATCACTACGGCTTGTTCACTGAAGCGGTAGCCCTCTATCGTGACATGCCTGAAGACGATGTACGCGCTACCGAAGCCCGGTGCTACAACCCTCCGGAAGCGCTTGAACTCGGGCTTATCGATGCCATCCAAACCCCGAGCGAAGCCGTCGCAGAATACTACAACGAGCTGACTACCGACTCTGAAACGGAGGTTGATTTCGTCATGGCACAACAGAACAACGGAACGGCAGGCGTCCCGAGCAATACCGCTCCGGTATCGGCGCCGGCAGGCTTGACCGCCGACGACGTGAAGCGGATCATCGCCGAAAGCATCGGCCCGGTCGTGTCGGCCGCCGTCAGCGAAGTGTTGACGGCGCAGGCGAACGCGAAGGCTCGCGTCGCCGCGATCATGTCATGCGACGAAGCCAAAGACAAGCCGAAGCTGGCGGCAGCTCTGGCCGGCAACGCTACGCTTTCCGTCGATGACGCGAAGGTAATCCTCGCCGCAGCGGCGTCGGAAAAGCCGGCGCCGAATACCAGCACGCGGCAGGAACCCAACAACTATTTCCAGCGCGCGATGGAAAACACGCCGAATCCCGAAGTCGGTGCCGAAGGCGGCGGCGAAGGCGGGGAAGGCGGCGGCCCGGCATCGCCGCATGAAACCGCGAATCGTTTGCTCGGCAACTATGTCGCGCAGAGCGGTCGCAAGGTGATCGGGATCAACGACAAGCGCGCCGCGTAATCCCGCACCCAACTCGGTTTTCACGGAGGATTTCACATGGCAGCGACGTATCCGGATCTTCTGGCCAGCGGCGTAACCGATCTCGGCCGGTTCGATCCTTTCGACTTGATGGCCGGCGAAGGGCCGATCGTCGATGACCAAGGGCAGGCGGCCGATGGTGTCGCTTGGTTGCAATTCCAAGTGCTGATGCGCAACGCGGATGGCCGGCTTGTCCCGCTTACCACGGCCGGCGATTATGCCGTCGGTTCCTACGTCGTCGGCGGTCAACCGGCTGCGGCCGACGTTATCACGATTAACGGTGTCGTGTTGACGTTCCGCGTGGCGCCGACTCTCGCCGACGAGATTGAGATCGGCGCGACGGCGACGATCACGGCGGCGAATATCGCCGCGCGGATCAATGAGGAAGTCGAGCGATTCGGCGTTTCGGCAACCTCGGCCGGTACGACGGTTTCGTTGGTTGCGGAAGACATCGGCACGGCCGGCAACGCGATCACGATCACCGAAACCGTCACCGATGCCGGCTTCACCGTCTCCGGTGCCACGCTCACCGGCGCCAACGCGGCGGAAGATGTTCCGAGCGGCGATGCCGTCGCCGTGGCCATGCAGCCGGTTGCTGCGGCTACGCCGGGCGCGTGGGGTCCGGTTCGCGTCGGCGGCATCTTCAACCACGAAGCGCTCGTATGGCCGGTCGGGCTCGCTACGTTGGAACAGCGCAAGCGTGCTTTCGACGGGACGATGCTCGGCTGCCGTCAACTGTTGTAGGAGCCCTACGCCCCTACGTTTTTCTCGCGGAGGAATCTCTTATGTCCATCACGCTGTATGGCACTACGGAGCTGATCGAAGTTCAGCAACGGCTTGCTGATCTCCCGGACGGCTTTTTCCGCCGATTGTTCCCGCGTGTCATTACCAGCGACCGCGAGGAGATTATGTTCGAAAAGGCGGATATCGACAACCGGAAGCTGGCGCCCTTCGTGGCGCCGAATGTCCAAGGCCGCGTCATGCGCGGGCAGGGATATACGGCGCAGATGGTCAAGCCGGCTTACGTCAAGCCGAAGCATATCGTCGATCCTACCAAAGCAATCGCCCGCATGATGGGCGAACCGCTGTTGGGCGGGCGCACGATGGCTCAGCGTTTCGACGCGCACGTTGTCAACAACATGCGTTTGGAGCGCGAGGCGATCGAACGGCGATGGGATTGGATGGGTTGCCGTGCCGCCGTCGATGGCATGATCACCATCCAAGGCGACGACTACCCGCTCCGGACGATTGATTTCAACCGGAATGCGGATCTGACGGTGCAGCTCTTGACAACCGCGCGTTGGTCGCAGACCGGCACCGCAACGCCGCTCGACGATTTGGCGGATCTCGTCGATACGTCATTTTCGAGCGGCAACGCGCCGATTACCGATCTCGTTTTCGGTACGGTGGCATGGCGGAATTTCGTCAAGAACCAAGCCGTCAAGGATTTGCTGTCGACTCTCAACCGGGGCTCGTCCAGCACGTTCGCGACCGTTCCGCTGACGCAGAACGCCAACTATCAGCCGATGGGCTACATCGAGTCGCCGGCCGGCCGCTTCAATATGTGGCGGTATTCCAATTGGTATTCGGATGTCGATTCGCTCGGCAATCTGACGGTTCAGCAATTCCTTGATCCAACCGTCGTGTTCGGCTACGGCCCGGCGATCGACGGCGCGGCGATGTTCGGCGCGATCATGGACGCGGATGCGGACTTCTCGGCGGAAATCGAAATCTTCCCGAAAATGTGGAAGAATCAAGATCCCTCCGTCGTCTATACGCTGTCGCAGTCGGCGCCGCTGTTCGTCCCGCTGAACCCCGACAACACGTTCAAGCTCATCACGGAGTAGACCGGGCCGTACCCGGCTTTGACGGGAGATCGCGGGGGTAGCTCGTCGAGAAAACAACGAAGCCCCGCACAGGAATTTAACGGAGGAAATACAATGGCGGATCGTGTTGCAATCGGAAGGATCGTTTTCGGCCACGGCGACCAGCGCAGGACGATCTCTGCCGGTACGCGGTTCAATACCGACACCCTCGGCATCGATCAGAACGAAGTTCGGCGCATGGAGCAACGCGGCATCCTGCGTCGGCCGCGCGACGACGTGCGGATTGCGCCTACCGCGATCGGGCCGGGCGCCTCCACGGATGAGGAAGTGACGGAGGGGCGGTCGGGCGGCGCTTCCAACGTCCGGAGCGGCGCGGCACAGCAGCAGATGGCCGACGACAACGCAACCGGCGACGTGTCGGGTGCAGCGGAAGGTGGCGAGACGGCGCCTCGCACCGGGGCGGAAACCGAGACGGCGGCGACACGCGGCGGCCGGCGCGGCAAGCCTTCGGATCTCGATCTGTAGCCTATGTCGGATTGGGTTGCGATTCGGCGGCGAGCGCGGCAGGATATCCATGCCGCGTTTGCCGTGTCCGCACAATACACGGATGATGTCGTTATCATTCCGGTTCCTTTGGCTGTCCGTTGGCACGACAAATTCACGACAGCCATAGGCGACATCGGCGGCGGTGAATACGCCCGTGTTTTCGAGAATATCGACAAGATCCTTTTCGATCCCGTCGAGCTGGTAGCGAGAGGGCTCACGCCCAAGCGCGGAGGCGTCGTCGAGCTGATCGATTACGCATGGTCATTCAAGCTCGACGTGCGCGAACCATTCGACGGTCCCGACAAGGTTCAATGGACGGTCATGCAGCCATGACCGTATTCATCGACGCCTACGGCCTTCGCGAAATGGGCGCCTATTTTGAGCGCGCCCCGGCCATCGCCAACCGAGCTGCGAAATTCGCGATAAACGATACAACCGAGCGCAAGGGCTTGAAGCTCGCGCGGGATGCGATGCTGGCGCAGGTTGCTTGGCCGGCCGGCTACCTCAATCCTCCGCGCTTCGCGCTGCGGTACAAGGCGACTGACGATCGGCTAGAGGCCGCTATCGGCGGGCGCCAAACTCCTACCTCGCTGGCACGCTTCACCGGGCGTCGCACCGCTGTCCGTGGCCAGAAGATCGCTGTTACGATTCGTCCCGGCCGGCCTGTCACAATAGAGCGGGCGTTCCTCATCAATTTACGCG